TATTCATTCATAGCCTGCTTAACATCTTCAAGCTCAACAAACCTGTGATATCTTTTTGCTATACCCCAAGCAATGGTGCTTGTTATGTCATTGATTGCAGACCAAATCTCATGGTCTTTATCTAGGTCAGTCAAGGGATTTCACCAAGTATTCAACAGACCTAAGCATTAATTTAATATCATCATTGAGTAAACCAAGAGCACGATTGTGATTAGAACAAAGCAAGCCACGCACCTTGCCAGTTGCATGGTCGTGGTCTATATCAAGAGCTCTGCCTTCTGGCTTCTTGCCACAGATGTGGCAACCACCATCTTGTTCTTCAAGCATACGGTCGTAATCTTCCACGCTAATTCCATACATACGGATACGTGAGATACGTTGCTCTTCGTAAGTCTTATTCCGATTTCTTGGCATACTTAGCCCACACCCCACGCTGTACCATTAGTGCGATGATGGCGTAATTAGCCAGGTCAACAAACGAATCTTCAAGAGATTCGTTCTTAGGTTTCTCTGACTTGGGACTATAGATAAGATTCTTTAATCTCTCTAGCTTGTCCGACATACGTACCATCAGCCCATTGGTTGCGCCACCTGGTGCATGCCAGATGTTGTATGGACCGTAATCAATTTGTTTCTTTACTAGAATCGCAAGCAATTCATCGTAGATTTTTTGAGCATCCTCTTCGAATTGCAGGATGGTGGTATCTTCAGACAACGAGCTCCCTCTATTCATCCAGTGCGTTAATCAACTTAGTTAACGCTTGAGCTCCTTGGCTGACAATTATACTATTAACGTCACTATCAGGCGGTAGCGACACGCGGATGGCTTGAGGTATTGCATCAGATAAACGGCGGGCTAGTTCTTGTCCTGGGTTGGAACCATCTTCCTTGGCATCGTTATCGGTGGCTATAACCACACGACCAATGCCGTCAAAACAACGGCTAAAGTGAGGCTTCCAAGCATTAACGCCAGCCACAGCGACAGCAGGATGACCAGCAAGGGTAGCAGATATCGCATCAATCTCTCCTTCTACAATCAATACTTCATGGACTGCATGAAGGATAGCACTAACGTTATATAGGTGGTGCTTCTGACCAGTAGGAATCATATACTTTGGGTCGCCGTCATCTATACGGCGGAACTTAAATCCAACCACACCTGACTCTGTTATGTATGGGATAGATAGGTGATGCTTCAACCTATCTTCATGACCAGGTGCAGGTTCAACCACATACCCAAGCTTGAACTGTTCGGCTCCGTTAAGGATGCCACGCTTCTCAAGGTATGCCTCGGCTGGTGAACCAGCAAGGTTGGCATGATATGTGTTGGCTGCTTTAGTCCAAAGGTCTATGAGCTTTTGATTTGGTTTCACTTCTTCTCCTGCCTATGCACTACGAAAGGAGGAGCAGTATACACATCATTCTTCGCTGCAATCTGCAGCGCTTTCTTCCAGTTAGCACCAGATGCGAGAGCACCTATGGCATAGGAAGACCCAGAACCTAAGCCATAGATGCCATCGTCGCGTAGGAAGACTGAGTACGTATCATCTACTTCATAGATGGTTCCATTCACAGCCATTAAGAAAAGGAATTCATATTCATCTGTCTTCTCATCATGAATGAATCCGTTATCACGTAAGCATTCACGCATATTAGGAATGACGGTTGTAATCATAAAATGATATATGTCTTTTGTGTTAGCTGGTATGGCTGGTGGTTTCCATATGTGTTGGACTATGTCACATGGTTGAGTTGTGCCAGCACCAGCGATTAGAAACTTACCGCGCTTAGTAATCTTAGTTACGATTGGATGTGAGTAAGGGCGACCCTTCTCAGTTGTAGTTCTACTATCGGCTGCAATCAAGCAGCCGTCTGGTTCTTGAATACCAATGATTGTTGTCATCGAACTGACCTCAATCTAGGTGGAGTCCAACGACTACTGGACTTGCGTCCACGTGTCGGAGCTGGGCTCTTCGACTCCTTACCTATGTTCTTCTCTGCCCATTTACGAGCGTCTGAGTATGTTAAGTTTTCACGAGCCATGACAATCTGTATACCAGCGCCACGTCCGCTGCATGCATAACATACCCAGACACCCTTCTCCGAATTAACCGAAGCAGACTTATGTGAGTCATCATGTACAGGACAAAAGATGGATTTGTCCCCACCTAACGGTAGGTCTAATCCGTAATGACGAAAGACTGCTTCAAGAAATTCGGGTTGGTTCATGACCTAATACCAATTCCTTTCCTGGTGAAACCTGTACGCTTCGCACCAAGTGTCGTATCGATGTAGCACATACTTGTGTGCTTCCTCTGTTTGTTTGAGTAATGACCACCCTGGTTTTGCCCAGAGTAATTGCCATACTCCACGTGCTCCACTCGACTTGTTGAGGGAGTCCACGTTGTATCGGCTCTCCTTGTATGCAATGCGAATCGCACACTGAGCCTCGCGTTTGTTGGTTGTGACCTGTGTTAACGCCAACTCCACTCGTTCCTTTTTGTCCGTGACTACGGACAACTTCTTCTCGAATGTAAGTTCTGGTGATAACGCTTGGGCTGGTGCTGCTATCGGCAGCATCATTCCAAGTATAGTCACTAGCACTAACCGCATAGTTACCTCTTTTCATTTTGTGAAACTCTGTCACAGCTTCACTGATGTCCATTGTAACCTGCCTGTTTTAGCAGATTCACCCAGAGTTCCGCAGGCATTACTGCATACGACTCTGAGATATTAGATGTGCCACGCTTTTTTATTAGCACAACTCCTGTTTCCGCATCCGCATGAATCATCTCATCCTCAAGTTCTTTTAGATAACCAGGGATGTTGATGCGTTTTTCATTCTTGCATTCTATAACAACACCATCGATACCATCAATGTCACCCACATCATCATGGCGACCAGCACCGTAAGCTCGTTCAGCACATGGGTAGCCCATGCTGATAAGCCATTTGACTACGTCACGTTCGTACTGTGAGCCTTTGCGTTTGGATGGTGTAGTCATTAGAACTCAATCGAAATCCAAATTGGTCCGATGTCTAAATTAAATCCCCATCTGTCAATACAGATGCCAAGAGCAAACCTTCTAAAATTAAAACCAATATGGAACCAACGCTTTAATATAGTAAACTCAATCGTCTTCATACATAATCCTTTACTAGTATCTCTTGAATAATTATATTTCTACTGCGCCTAATCTTCTTGCGCTCCATTGGGGTTGTCCCGCCCCACATGCCATAAGCCTCATGTCTTATAGCCCATTCCAGACATTCATTCTTAACCACGCACTTGCCACATATCTTGCGTGAGTATGTATATATATCAGTACCACTTCCTCCTTCTTCTGGAAAGAAGAACTCAATACCAATCTCTCTACACAACCCCCTGGTCAAGTCTGGAAATTTCATCTGCACTTCCCTTTCGTAGTAACTTCATTGCGGACAATAAGTTTTCTATAGTAACCAAGTAACCTTTACTTCGGTTCGGGGGAATCTCACAAGTAATCTCGTGACCCCAGTTCTTGACTACATATCTTACGTAATCTGTCGGAACCATAATCACGCCTTCTTCTAAGACGAATGCCCAGTAATCAGCTTGCGTTACTGATAAACCAGATGGTTCCCAAGATTGGGATTTAAGATACCAGCACTCAACCTCAATGTAAACATTGTTTGTCTTGTGCCACTTGCGGTCACGCTTTACTTCAACAGTTTTACCATTGGTCAGAAGTTGTTCAACTAGTTTCTCACCTTCACGACCATATGAGAAATCTAAATCGAAACTTGATTTAGTTACTTCCATTGGCTCATCGTCCTTGCTCTAAACAATTCTGTCGATGAGTTATACAGAGTCATCTTGCTAGCTTCTGCTGCCAGTGTTATGTACTCTTCAGCATTCGGGTCAGCTTTACCGTGACGATTCTTCACGACAGCCACACGATAAACATTAGATGCGCTATCCAGCGCCACGGATAAGACGAGTTCTGGTAGGGCTGCAACCTTGCCCATCAGAGCCTTACGTGGCGCTGGGTAGTTTGGCTTAGACATCTTCTCGTTCTCCGACACATGGTGAAGAACGATGAAGGCAGTTTCATATTCACGAGCCATATAGTGGAACGCTGACATTGCATCACGCAATGCAGTCCACTCATTGTCGCTTGATGAAGCGACGTTCATTAAGTTATCAACATACACCGCCACAGGTGCAGCACCGTGCAGTTCAATCCACGCTTCGATTTCTTCCTCGATGTCTTGTAACGAGGGTGCTGGGTCGAAGGCAAACCGAACATGTCCTGCACCTTCAGCCAATGCATCTTCAAGAAGAACACTGGCTTCAGTATCCATGATTCTCTCAACGTCAGACACTTCTCTGTCCATAATGATTGCGCCTGCACGAGTCGCTATTGTTCTTGAATCAGAGTCCGCTGAGATATATAACGCTGGAACTTTGGAGGCGATGGCGTACCACAATGCAATCAGTGTCTTACCGCCACCTGGCTGTCCTGCAATCAAATGCAGTTGAGCCTGACGGAAGGCAACTTGACTTGCGGTAAGAGCAGGGAGCACCTCTGGTAATTGCTTACCAGCAGGTGACTCCACACCGACTACTTGTAGTAGTGAACGCATTGTTAGCCTTTAGTCCAGATTGTTTCTGCTTCAGCAACACCTGGCTTAAATGGCTTTGGTCCCTTGGCTGGGTCAAACCAACCAACGTAAGCCTTACCAGCCTTGGATACGCCCTTCTTCTTGGCGTACTTGCCACGTCCATCTGGTAGGTCTGGGGCATCTGGGTGTCCGTATGTCCACTCATTGCCGTACTTGTCTTTGACTACCTCAATTGATTGAGGTGATGATGACACTGGCTGAGGATTCATGCCAGCATCTTGGAGTGCTTGAATAGCTTGCTCCATGTTAGGTGCGTATGCATTACCTGTTGGTCGATTAACCAACACGGCTTGCAGGCTTTGTGCTTCATTGATTGCCTCAATAGCTGCATTCAAATTAGCTTTGAATTCGGCAACACTCATACCTCGGACGGTAAATAAGTCCTGCCCATTCAACTTGCCAGTATATGAAAACGTAGATTCAGTCATCTACTTTTTCCTTTCCTTCCCCTTTGTTGTAGGTATTTGCAGAGGGAAATCTTTTGAGCCCATTGCTGGACACTTCTCTTGGAATGAACACATCTTACAGTTTTCTCCAACCGATGGTGGGAACCAACCTTTAGACACGGAGTCATTCATTGCACCAAATACATAATCAAAGTAATCAATACTCAAATGCGATAAGTCAAACAGGTCATCGAGCTGACCTTGTCTTGTCATAAAGAATGCGCCGAACTTTGGGCGAATGCCGTATATCTTTTCAATACCGCTGGCATACAAGCCAGCTTGAATCATACCGAACGGTGTCCTAGCACCAGTCTTGAAGTCGACTATTACTAAGTCTTCCCCCACTTGGTAAATGACATCAATGACAAAGCGTACAGGTGTGCCTCCGAAATGCACACTTGCATCCCATTCGATGCCAGGACGACCGTCGGGCAGGGTGGCGATTTTCCACCCAGACTGAGCATACCACTTCTGGTAAGCCTCAACCTGTTTGAGTCCATCACTCTGCCAGAACGCTAGGTCTTCCCCATCTGGGCGAGCTGCGGTCTTACGACCTGCAGTCTTCCAATCAGAACTAGGAACACCTGTTTGTTCTTCGGTAACTCTAACAGATTCATTAAATACTTCAAGCCATTTTTCAGTTAAACTCATCATCATCCTTCGGAGTGTAGTCTGGGTTATCTATGGGGGTAGGGGTAGTCATCGGCGACCCACAGGTCGCACAGAAGGAATCAGTAAACCACATAACAAGCTCATAGTCTTGGAAGATGGCACGGATAATCTGGATGTTGGAGCCACAGTTGATACACTCATTGCTAGGTATCCCCCGCTGGTCAATTAGATTCTTGTTGGGTTCTGTAGAACTCATGGTTCAACCATTCCAGCATCGAGTGGACTGCTGAGCCAGCAGCCAAATAAACAGCTGGTTTCTCTGGGACCATTGCGACTTTGCTGAGGTAGTATTTCTGCGGGCAGGATTGCCAAGTAGAAAGCTGACTATAGGAACGATGTGGGGGTAGTTGATTCATATGCATAGTGTATTCTCCAAGTCGGACAAATCGGGTCCGACACGCCGTTTGTTTTTTAACCAAGTTCGTGATAAGTTTGAGGGGTGGAGGGCGGGAAAGGCTCGCCTCAGGGCGAGCCGTGAAAAGAATAAGACATGGGATGAATTCTATCCAAGGTTCAATGAACTCCACGGACATTACATAGCAAGGTTCCACAAGAAGATTGACTACGCAAAGATGGACCCTAACTCCAGAGCTTGTCTACCAGACAAGCGATACTGGGAGGGATGGAATGCAGGATTAGATTGGGCTCATCGAATAGTTGATGGGGATAAATCTGCAGATTAAAAACAAAAAGAAGGGGGAACCGTTATGGTTCCCCCTATCTCTTTGGCTCCCTACCATTCAGGCGGAGCAACTGCGAGCGCATCCAGCGTGGCTAAGTTGATGCACCCGACTGCTGGAATGGAAAGCGTATGCTGCAAACCCTTAAGCACTTCAGCCAGGGGAGCATCTAGCACATCATCTCCAGCTATATTCAGCGCCACTCGAACTTTCTCTACTAGTTCGTGACGCTCACCTGGTGATACCAGGGATATTAGTCTGTTCTGTTCCACTATGTAATTGGAACTTCTGTATCAATAGTCTGTAGTTGAACCGTAACTATTCCACCAAATCCCGACGCAAAAGAGGGAGGTGAAGTTTGCTCGAACTGTAAAGCGCGGATAGTACAGAGTCTTTCTTCTCCTGAAGAAAAGTCCTGGAAGAGTACCGCGCCTCCATTTTGTTCAATACGTTCCAAATAGTTAATGCGTTCCCATGGGTTGGATACTCTTGTGACTCCATTTGAATCGCGCTCCTCTTCGAAACATAGTAACGGAACTGTAATTGTACGAGAACGAAGTGGTGCTGGTAGCGCACGACACTGCCATTCTTCTACCATCGGACCAACTGTTGCATCACTTGTACTTCTAGTTAAAGTCAGTTGAATCTCGAAGTGGTCAGCTGGTTGAAGACCAGCAGATAACTGGAATTCTGTTGAGCCATTAAGCGGGATAGCATCAATCAATGTTGAGTTGAGCTCTTGGTCGTAAACAGAAAAACCTACTCGACCACCACCCTCGCAACGTACTGCAATAGATACTGGTTGTTTATTTTCTGCAGTACCCCAACGAATCCATCCTGATTTAATAACTCCAGAGGTGGCAAGGTTTGTTGCATGCTCGGTCCATATTCCAGACGCACCAACCATAAACTTCCTGGCTGATACCCCTAGAAAACAAACACCAATAACATTAGACGAATCTGTTTCTAAGTCTGAAGCATAGGCATAGCCATTATCTATAGGTTGACCAAGGTCAATCTTCCATAGACCTTTTTTGTTATTAATGGCAAGCGACCTGGTTGCATATACAAACCTTCCTGTAAATGCAATGTCTTGTACATCTCCAGTAATGTTTAATGGTCCGTATGTAAACGAAGCTCCATCTGTCGATTGGTTTCCTATGCGTACACCAGCTGTTGTAGCCATAACAACAAATTCGTTTAGGTATGTACGAATCTGATGTATCGTTTCACCTCGTGGTAATTCAGCAATAACAATAGGGTCATTGATTGCAGCCAACGGAGATGTATCATTTATAGTAAATGACAATACTCGTGAAATTGCACCAAGTGTATAGCCAACTATAATTGCACTATTGAGTTCGCCAACAGTATTCCATACCAGAGCTGGGTCTTTGTACGTATAACGCTCTTCAGTATTACCGATAGTTGATGGTGCTGAAGAGGGGAATCTTGATATTTCATACACCACACACTGGGTGTTGTTTTCTAATACACCAATAACTATTCTGTCTTTAACAAAACCAATAGCTTGAACGGTCCAAGTGGTAGCAGTATTTGGTTTGTTCCAAATTTTGGTTACAACCATTGATGTACTTACTGTATAAATTGCATCCGTTCCGCCAACAATTGCGTTGTTACCATCACTTGTTAAAACATGTGCTGTTACAGATGTAGCTAACGCTGTTGATGTCGCAGCATTAGTGCTAGCGTTATAGTAATAAACATTGCCATCTTGAATATAAAAAGCTCCATCAGTTACAGTGGCTGGCTTAGCTGTGATAGCTGTTGTAGAAAACTGGGTAGTTGCTGGAAGTAAAGTAATAGAGCCAGTATTACTAAATACATCTATGTTGTTTGATTCATAGAATCTATAAAGGTCTGATGCGTCAGCGTCATAGTAACGCTCTCCAGCACCATGATGCCAGGATGTTGCAGACCTAAGCCACCAGTTAGACAAGGAGTTTTCACCAGCAGTCGAGCCTTGGTCAATACGTTCTTTCTGGTATGTCGTAGTGATACGACTAATGCGGTTCTGGTCAGATGCAGCAGAAAGCCAAGGAGTACTACCAATTGCATAACTAGCAGCAAAGTCTTCTCGCTGGTATTTAACCAGCGCTGTAGGAATAGACTGGCTAAGAATTACAGGTAAATCACCAACAAGTTTTTTGTTGTCTGTTGCCACGGTTTATCCTTTACTTCTTAGGGCAGTGCTGACAGCACTTAGATGTGTCTTCCTTTATTACTTTTTTATCTGGCAATGGTTTGATTACAGCCTTGACTTGATTAATAAGTTTAGGTTGATTCATCCACCAGAACCAAGGACTAGTATCGTCACCATGACCATCGTTAATAGAAATGTGTAGATGTTTTGTGTGCGGGTTGCTACCAGTATAAGCGCGATTTCCAAGACGAGCCTTGTCTTTCGACCAAATCTTCTTGTTGAAAATAAGGTATTTAACTCGCTTATCTTCTTTAAGTTTTTCGAATATGTCACTACAATCGACCCCGCTATCAGGGTCATGGGTGAGGTCGACTGCTAGCCCAGTATTGTGGTCCGAAGTCGGACTCGCCTTGAGGTGAGCAGCACTGGGCAGGAGCCCATCGCTTGCCTTCTTGCGTTTCGGTGCTAACGCCGTCGCTTGACGGAGCACAGCAACAGCAGCAGGTGTGGCTTTCTTGGCTACAGTTTTCATTCATTTCCTTACTCTACTCATAATCAAATCGCTTTTATCTCTTAGTTCTATTCCAGTTTTTTCTATCCACTGTAGGTATAAGTCATAATCGCCTATGCCATATATACCAAGGGTTGTATCACCAGTCATAATTTTAGCTAAACGTTCATATGATTGATAGTTAAGCAGATACCAGTTCGGGTCATCCTCCCAATGCAACTTACGTTTAGGAGTGCTTTCATTCCAAGATGCTTTATATTCGTGGAACATGAAATCAACTGGAGTATTTATTAATTTAATACCACGAGTGTAGAACCGTAATCCTAGAGATGGTTCTTCTCCATGAAAATAAAGCAATGAATCATAAGGAACTTCTTCTATTATTTCCTTGAAACAGAATAAAGAATTACCAGACACATAATAGATTTCATCTCCATAGGGATTGAAACTAGCTTCTTGAAATGATGGTCCAACCATCTTTTCAATTTCATCCCAAACAGGAACTATCTTTAATAAATTACTGCGGTAATGAAACTCATCTTGTTTATTGTCGTTTACTTTATATCCTTCTGGGTAGGTAGTAAAGACAATCTTTCCGTAATGTGCATACGATGACAGGTAAGAATTTACAATTGCCCTATCCCATCCTGCTCTAAACCTAGAATGAGAATCTGTCTGAAGAAAGAATGTTCCTTTAATATCCCTGGAACCTATTTCCCTAGCCCAACAAACTCCCTTACTTTGACTCCAATGAAACTTGTAATAAGTTAACTGTTCTTCTGGAATGAAAGATAGGTCGGGATGTTCGTCATCTTCAGCTTGAGAAACTATAGTAAAATGTAAATTATCAGGGTCTGAAGAATTATCCCAGGCGGAACGAATGCTTGGTAATAGTTCAATATCCCTATAACTTGCTATAGAAACATTGATACCAGACATCTATTCACTTTCCCGCTATGAGTTCAAATAGACTATCAACACGCTTCTCTAATCTATCGACAGAATCGCGGAGGCTTGTGCCAGAATTTGGCTTGAGTTCAGCAAGGTAGTGCTTGACCAACCAACGAACTGAGCCAGCAAAGCTGGCGACTATTGTGGTAACCGCTACCGCGATACCAGCCCATTCGTTGGTGCTCATTACTCTGTCTTACCGAACGCTGAATCAGATGTATCTAAAGCACGGAGCACGACGGGCAGCACTGCCACGACTCCTGCTGTGAAGATAGCCTTGAGTCCCGCTGCATCAAGAGTGAAGATATCCCCACCAGTAGCAGTAAAGGCAGCAAGGCAAGCACCAATAAAATGGCGGACATAGCTTTTAACAGCTGCAAAAGTTTTTTCATTCATTTATTTCTCCTATATTAGTTATCCACTGAATCCAGTTAATGTTCTGGCAGTTCCATTACCACCAGCTCCACCATCTGAATAAAAAGTACCGCTAGTATTAGTTTCGTAGCCCAAACCTCTAGCACCACCAGTAGCAGAAACTTGAGTTACGGAACCACTGCTACAAAGAATTGTTACAGAGCCAGCGCCAGAACCTCCACCACCACCAATAGAAGCACCAGTAACACCTCCGCCTTGTGAACCATTAGACGAAATTGTTCCAGTTCCAGAAAGAGTTCCTGTTACAAAAATAATTAAAGTTCCACCAGTTCCAAAGTATCCGTCAAGTGTTGAGTTTCCAGTGTATGCACTGTCCCCAGACCTACCTGACCTTCCACCTGGATTTCCAGCACCACCGCCAGAAGCATTACCACCACCTACTGAATCACTTCTTCCACCAGCACCACCGTTTGCACCACCAGATGTTGCTGTTCCTGAGTTAGCACCGCCACCGCCAGCACCACCAGAGAATGCACTACCTGATGCACCTGCACCGCCAGTTCCTGATGTTACTAAATACTTACCACCTGAGCCACCGCCACCTGTACCACCATTAGAACCATTTGAGCCGCTGTTTCCAGGACCTGAGCTGCCTGTAAATGCAGCACCTCCAGCACCACCGCCTGATGGAACTTCTGGATTGGTTACAGATGAATATGTTCCAGTGATGATACGAATAGTATTGTTTGGATTAGTTAATGAGTTTGTGCTTGCACCACGAGCCGTCATGGTAATTGTTCCATTGACGGTTAAGTTTCCCTGAACCCAAATGCAAGTGAAAAGTTTTCTTACACTGGGCTGGAAAGTAACTCCAGCATCAATAGTTAAGTTTCCATTGACAACAATAAGCGCAGCAGCGGAGTCTTCTGTATTAGTAAACCATTCTTCTGACGTGAAACTAGAAACTGTTGTGTTGCCTTGTTTAACCACATAATCGTAGTTGTTCAGACCAAGACTATTGACGGTTAATGCACCTCCAACAGTTGGAACATTTTGTCGATATCCACCATTGATAATTTGTTTCATAACATCATACATGCTTGTTTGAGATACGCTTACTCCAGTAAGCGTATTCTTTGCTAGTCCAGATTGTTTCTCTCCAGTAGAAATTGATGAAGATGAAAATATTTTATTAGCCATTGGTTATACCTACCTCTGGTTTTGTAATTGTTGTTTCGTCAACCCAAGAAACGGTATTGTCGTCCCATACCCATGGAACTGATTCATTTTCTTTTCCTTGGGGGTAAGGGACAGGTGGCTCCCATTGGTAAGTAGATTCATTTAGAATCCATGTTGAGTATAGCTTAGGTGCTATAAATGCATCTTTTGAAGAATCATAAGAATCTCCAATCCCAGCATATCTTTTTCTAAATGAACCATTGTATGAAGTTTGTTTCCAGTTAGAATATCCATGAAGGTTTGTCAAAAAATCAATGCCAGCCTGTTCGGATTCAATGCCATCAATTGTTATGACATCATTGCTAACTACGTGAACAGCTATTACAATATTGTTATCATTTAGTTTTGCAAAATGTGCCATTAGAATCTAATACTCCCATCGGCGTTAAATTGATATATGTAATTAGAACCACTTGTAGTAGCAGTTGGGGAGCCAGTTGTAATTTTTGCAGGTACTGGACTGCTTATGATTACAACACCAGAACCACCATTACCGCCAGTACCGTCGCAAGAACCCCCTCCGCCAGAACCTGTATTGGTAGTTCCATTACCACCGTTTCCAGATTCGTTGCTACCTATACCACCTCCGCCAGAGCCACCTGCGGTATATCTAGCGCCACCACCGCCACCTGCTCTGGTTACAGAAGTTCCAGTAATGCTTGATGCAGAACCGTTACCGCCAGTACCGCCTACTGCTGAATTAGCAGCACCAGCACCTCCTGCTGCACCAGCACCACCCCCGCCTCCAGCTCCATAGTATGAAGTTCCACCAGCTCCACCTCCACCATTATTTCCTTGTGTTTTGTATGAAGCAACATCGGAAGTCAAACCAGAATTACCATAAGAAGTTTGGTCCGCGCTTCCTCCAGCAGAGCCTCCACCACCACCACCACCGTTAGAACCGCTCATAGCGCCTCCGCCTCCGCCAAGGGCATATTCACCAAAAACAGTGCTTGCCGAACCAGGGTTTCCAACTGCGCTAGAACTTGATGTTCCTCCGCCACCGCCCCCGACTACCATCGTATAGGTTCTATTTCTATATATGGTTTTTGAGCCTGTTAAATAACCACCAGCGCCACCGCCACCGCCATTTCTAGCAATACCTGTTGAACCACCACCACCACCGCCTCCTGCGATTACTAAATAATCAACAGTTATGGGAATAAGGGCTGTATCTTCGGCAGCATTAGTTTCTTTTATTAGCTCCTGAGCAAAGCTAGATTTAGATAATTTAGATATAGCCATTATATTTCCTTATGTTTATAGTTCAGAACCGAAGGCTGTAAAAGTCAATGAGCTTGCTGCGGATGCGTAAGTTACAATTACATTTCCTGAAGAAAGTGTTACACCAAGAGTTAGCGCCACCGAATCATTTGCTGCAATTGACACGTCATATGCAATGTAGTGTGAGTCAGCTAATGTAGTACCAGTTGTTGGCTTAACAGCCAAACGGTATGTACGTGCAGAAGTTGAACGATTAGCTACAACAATTGTTGACACAACAGCAGATGAACCAGAAGATACTGTGTAAAGGTTCTCAGCGGTAGTGGCAGCAGCAGCAACTTGACCTAGTATTTTGTATGCCATTTATTTATGCTCCCATCAATAGAAAAGGGTCTAAGCTGGAGGCGGATACCTCCGAAGCTTTTGCTAGTGGGAACCCACCAGCTGTAGAACCATCGTGTACAACGATAGTGTCTTTGTCGGTGTCGATTGTTATCTCGCCGAGCAAACCTGTAAATGTCGAGTGTTGTGATGTTGTTCCTCGACGTAGTTGTAATGCAAATGCTGGCATTGTTATGCTCCCATCATCATAAAGATGTCGGTCAATGGGTCAGTAACAATAGTTGCCCATGACGCTGTTGAACCGTTTGTAGTCAAATATTTTCCACCATTACCAGATTGAGATGGCAGGGCATCCACAGTTCCCCAACTTGCCGTTGAACCATTGGTGGTTAGGTACTTGCCAGTATGGGTTGCTTGCGCTGGTAGTACATATACACTTGATGTATCAAGTGATACGGTAACCGCCCCGCTTCCACCACCTCCGCTTAAACCTGTACCAGCGGTAACTGCAGTGATATCACCAGAAGTTGTTACAACTTCCCACGCAGTTCCGTTATAGACATTCATATTCTTATTGGTTGAGTTCCAATAAAGAGCGCCTTCAAGAAGAGCATCTCCGTCATTGTCTAGTGTTGGAGCCGATGCTTTAGAGCCAAGATATCTGTCATCAAAGTTGTCGTAACTTGTAGCAGCAGAGCTGGCTGAAGTTGCAGCAGATGACGCACTTGTAGCAGCAGATGTTGCACTGGTTTGTGCTGATGCTGTTAGGGTTGCAATGTTTAGATAAGTACTAGTTGTTGTATCGGTGTCAGTAATAGAACCAAGGTCACGTAAGATACCTGAACCAGTAAGACCAGTTACTGCGGTAAAACTATTAGCAGCACTTGTTGCTGATGTAGCAGCACTTGCTGCACTGGTGGCAGCAGCTGTTGCAGACGCTGCAGCCGAAGTAGCTGAGGTTGCAGCAGCAGTAGCCGAGTTAGCAGCGCTGGTTGCCGAAGTTTGGATAGCAGCAACTGAGGCAGCAGCGGTTGTTGCACTAGCAGCAGCACTGGTAGCACTGGTCGCTGCAGCGGTTGCTGAAGTTGCAGCAGAAGCTGCCGATGTTGCAGCTGCCGTAGCTGAAGTGTCTGCAGAAGAAGCAGATGTTGCAGCAGCAGTGGCTGATGTAGCAGCGGATGATGCACTTGTTGCTGCTGCGGTTTGAGATGTTAATGCGCTTGCTGCAGATGTGGCTGCTGCTGTAGCGCTTGTTGCTGCCGAGCTTGCAGATGTGGCTGCTGCGCTAGCAGAACTAGCAGATGCTGTTGCTGAATTAGATGCTGATGTAGCAGAGGTTGCTGCAGATGTAGCACTGGTTGCAGCACTAGCTGCACTAGTTGAAGCAGCTGCTACTTGAGCATCAGCAAAGTCTTTACGTACTGCATCAGAAGATGATGTTGGTGTTGCAAGATTAGTAATCTTGTATCCACCAGCATCAAGAATAGAACCAAGGGTTGCCGTGGTTAGGGTCTTACCAGTAAGAGTTTGCGCTCCGCCAGTTCCAACAATATCTCCAGTTACTCCATGTGCTGAGGTTGCAGCTTCATGGCTGCGAGAATCTGAATAGTCACGACCAGAAACACCGTGTTCAACAGTAGCACCAACAGAGTGGGACTTGGCGGTTGAGCCATCAACACCGCGAGTTACCGTGTATGCGCTACCAACAAGACCAGTGACATCAATGATTTCTTCATTGGCTGTATCTTTTTCAAGGATGAGTGTGAATGGATACTGCGATGGTAAACCAGAAGCAGCAGCCAGTTGCAAGCTTGTAGAGCCTGAATCGACAGCGCTAGACAGTGTTGTCTTAGCAGCTGTCGAGCTGTAATAGCGTGTAATTGATGGCATTTATTACCTCGTATACTGGATTGTGTTTAGGAAGTTGGCTTGTTGCTTAGCAATCTCTTCTGCTAGGCGAACTGTGTAAAGTTGGAATATGTACTTAGCAGCATTGGTTGATGCTCCAGCTTGTACTGGTTGGTCAATAACATCTGCAGATACCGATGTTGCTGTTACCTTTCCTGGGTCTACTGTTGACAGTAAACGATACATAGCACCAAGACGAACTACATCTTCGCATGATGCTGGAAGCCCGCTAACCGTTAGTTCTTGGTTATCGGTGATTGTTGTTGGAAACTTTGTATATTGAACATTGACTGTGCGACCAGGCATTGGTGATTCTTTTAGAATCAATGCCTGCTTGATGGTTGAAGTAGTGGTGTCGTAATAGTTTTTATCAACACGGTAGTTCTTAATAATTTGCCATACGCCAGTTGAATCTGGAACATCCCATGAGATGCCCACAATATCTTCCATTGCATCTGGCATTAAGTATGAATAATCTGCACCGTTAAAAGTAAATGTATAGTAAGTAATGCAAGGGAAGTTCATTGCCTTGATTGTTTCAAGGATTGCTCGCTTAACTTGATTACGAGGGAAGATTGGATTGTTTCGTACAACCGAACCAGCTACGTGACTTGTTGCTGTGGTTCCACGCCAGCCACGACCAATTGGATTTCCAGCCACGCCAAGTGCTTGGATAGTACCGCTAGTCTGAATAGCTTTCTTTACATAAATTAACTCATCGTCAATTTCAACGATTCCTCTGCTGATTGCTGATGCGTCATCAACCAACATGGTTAGGTCGCCAGCAGTTGTGGCGCTAGTAATAACCGTAACTGATTCTTGGTTTTTGACGTAGGAGTTAACTTCGCCAAGGGTCTGTTCGGTCAGCTGGTTTAGTGTTGCCATTATGCTTGCGCTGCCCTTCCAATAAGGTCAGATGCTCTGACCGCTTTTTGAATGTCTTTCATTTTTGTTGAAGCAGGTTGAATTCCTAGCTTGCGAGCCTCACGATATGCGCTCAATTCTTTATCTGTATTTTTAATATCGGCTGATACATGCTCATTGCTAATACTTAAATTAGCTGCACGAAGACAATCCCCCCAAGACTCATGGTCTTGAGTTGTACATCCACTTCTACACTTCGACAATGTATTCACCGTATCCTGCAGCAGTTAACTCTGCTGCCTCTGCGTCAGTAATTGGGTTGTCATATCCACCACGAAGCACCTTGTCATAATCAGCCAAACTGCTATCTTGTGGTGAAACTATGGTTGACCAAGTTCCATTCTTCTTAACAACTGTCTTGCCCCATGGATAAGAAACAAACCAAAGGTCATATTGAAGACCAAGCTTGATTGTCATGGTTGGTCCACGAAATATCTTTGCCATTACCACTTCACCTTGTCTGCCCAGTATGCTGCGGACATAACACCCTTGGCTATGTTCTTAGAGTGACGAGCCTTGAATGATTGGCGACGTTGGCGGTAAGACCTTGTTTCTCCAGCCTTCTTGGGAGAGCCTGATACACCTTGCTGACCAAACCTAATTGTCTTTACTTGTGAGCCAGACTTGGCTACGACAACATGGGATTTAGTGGGATGACTGGGTGTGCGCTTGGGTTTATTAAACCCTGCTACTCCCGCCCTCTTTAGCCTTGGGTCCATTCTTCTTATACTCCCCGACTTTTCCTAGTATCGATTGAATACGTCCGTCTTTACGAAGACGAACAATCATTCCATCTTTAATCTGTATTGGGTTAAAACTATGTTTCGACTTGTACTTACCAGACGACATTACTTTTTCTTTAGCTTAGGCTTCTTTACTGCCATCTTCTTGCCAGTCTTTTTGGCTTCAGCTTTAGCCATAGCCATTCCTTTAGCAGTATATGCAAATTCTTTCTTTCCTACTTTTGGCATTATTCTTCATCCTTGTCTGTAAATTCTGGTGACTCTAATTCCCAATCGGGCAGATGACGAACCATTAGTTCCCACGCTTCGCCTTCTGTAAAACCTGCTTGTGCAAAAGAGTTATACAATTCATGTGCTTGATGTGCATACTCTTGGAGTGGCGTAAAGAAATCTAACGGTAGTTCTTCAGCCTTTTTCTTTTTAGCCATTGTTCTCCTTGCGTGAAGAGGGGTGGTTGCCCACCCCTCCCACTTTGTAAACTACGCAGTTGCGATGCTTGACTTGGTCTGGATGACGTAACGTGCTTCCTTGCGGAAGATGTTCCATCCGAGTAGACCCTTCCAACCCGCTGGGCGGAAGCGCATCAACTTATCTGTCACAGGACCGATAACTGTCTTTGGCTCGTAAGAAACAGCCTCAAGAAGAGCCTGCTTTCCGAGAAGAACAGTTGCGTATACCTTTGAAGTGCCTGAGCCAGAGATTGACTCGCAGCGTGGAGATTCGATATAACGAACTTGGTCGTAGATACCGATTTCACCATTCCAAAGGTTGGCAACGCCAGCCTCTGTGTAGGTGTGAGGCAACTGCCATACAGCAGAACCAGATGATTGAGCTTCTGAACGAAGGTCATAAGATACATCTGGGTGAATTAATGCTGTGTAGAGTCCGCCTTCACGTGGCTGTACGTTTGCGCCACGAAGCTTGGCAACACCCTTACGTGCAAGAGCAGCGGTTAAGTATGCAGCTGTGGTGCTTGAAGATACGTTCTCACCGTTGATGGTTGATTCATCAGCAGAAGTTGTACCTGTGTAACGCATTGTTGCAAGAGATGTCAGCTTGTTCCAGACCAAAGAGTCTAGAGAGTCGCGCATGTTGAATGACAACATGTCTGCAACAGCTGGGTCAATTGCTGAAAGTGACTCAAGAGCCAAGCGCTCAGTTGTGATTACAGCATTGCCGTATTCATCTACTGTAACATTCACCTTGTTGGTGTTGTTAAGTGTTACTGCGTCTGGGTCTTGTGTCTGAGTTAGTGCAGTAGTTGCACGTGATAGGTCCTGATAGACCTGGAAGACGACGGTGTTACCTGGGTTTGTTACATCGACTGGGCGCTTGTCCGCAAACTTACGGAACATTGGCTCAGAGCGAAGGTTAAACTCAATGTACTTGTCATACGCCGTCTGAATCAAGTTCGACATCGTTGATGTCGTTGTTGACGTTGCTGGTGTAGTAGGCATGATTTCCTTCTAATTGGGGTTGATTGTGGACGTATCAGCCTTTGAGTAGATTACTTAATTCCTCTGGCGAACCTACGTTCGCAATACGAGAAGCTAAGTCCTGACCCACGTATGGGTCAATATCTCCATTATCAAAGTCTGACATTCGCTCATATGATTGAGCGTCAGGGGACTCAGTCCCCTCTTCAACGGCTTCGATACCGAATGCATCGCCGTATTCATTTAACCATTGTGCGACAGCATCCTCGTCCGCTTCAACTTCATCTGGGATGAATTTTGCGATTCGTGGATTGAGTCCGAAACTTTCTAGGATTTCGCCAACGGATGCTTCGTGACTTTGCGTAGTGAACTCTGCAAGGATTTCATCACGTTCTTTGACTTGCTTAGAAAGTGCGTCAATCTGTTTGCGAAGTTTCTTTACAAGGTCAGTTCCACTGCCATTGTCTTCATCTTCGTAGTCGTACTCTAGGTATTCTTCTGCCATTGTTTTCTCCCTTTATTAGTAGTTAAACCCTCATCGGGTTCTGCACCACACGTACTCCTCACCAGGGGTAGTGATTCGTAGACGTGATGACTTCCAGACTTATACACATCACCAGGGCTGGACGGTCTGGGACGGAATCTATTAAACGTCAGGTGTTCTTAAACGAGAACCTAACGATGCGCGGTCAATTGCTCCACGTTGCTGGAACTTGGCGCGTTCTTTAGAGGCAAGCTTCTTAGTCTTGATACCAACTTCAGTACCACCTGCAAGACCAAGTGCTTCACGAGTTAAGTCTTCTGTACCAGCGGTTTCGCCATACAGTGACATTAAGCGTCGGTAATCATCTTGTTCGCGGGCTGCACCTTGGAAGGCACGTTCGGCAGCATCTGCCTTACCTGCCTTGGTAATCTCTTCAGCAAAGGCTCTAGAGATACCTGTATCAAATCCTGCACGAGCAGCAGCGCCACCAACTTCAGCAGAGGTATACATCAATTTAGCTTGCTCTGTTGAATACTGGTAACGAGAGTTGATAGCATCAAATGCCTTCTCGTTATCTAGAAGATAGGCGACCAAGTCGCCAGATGATAAGCCATAGTAATCTTTAAGTGATTTAACAATTGCTTGGTCTGCCTTTTGTAGCGCATTCTGTGCAATGTTTACACGTGCTGTAAATTCACCAACGCTGATTGAGTTGGCAATAAGGTTACCTAAATCTTCTGGTTGGTCGTAGAACATTTCTGGTAATCCTGCTTCTTGCATGATTTCTCTATAGCCATCTTCGGCTGCAATGTATTCTGCAGGAGCTAGAAGTCTGTCACCAGGGCGACCCTTACCATCTGCTATACGTTTACGAATAGCCTCGTTAGCAGCAAACCGTGTCTTGTATGCATCACTGGTATAGATACTGTTAAGAACCTGTGCATCGGTAGGCATAATGTTTTCTTCATAGACCTTGTCTATGGTGTCAACTAGTGACTTAATAAATGCATCACCAAGTCCTGTGTTCTCAAACATCTTCATGACTGAGTCACGAGCACCAAAGTCCTTGTAAGATTCGATTAACTTACCAAGAGAACCATCGGACATCTGCTCGTATACTTCAACAACGCCACCAGTTTTACGAACCGTACGTGTTCCAGTAACCTTTGGCTTAGCAGCATCGGCTGCAGCAGCAGCCTGCATAGCTGCAATCTGTGCAGTTAGCGCAGCAATCTGGTCAAGAATTGCACCTGTTGCTGCTGCATCAGGACCTTTACCACCAGCACCAGTATTAGGGTCGCCACCAAAAGATGGACTAGAAGTTGGTGTGGGTGATGGAGTAGGTGTCGGGGTAGGTGTTGGGGTAGGACTAGGTGTAGGTGAGGGCGTTGGGCTAGGTGAAGGACTTGGGGTAGGACTTGGAGTAGGTGAAGGACTAGGAGTAGGTGAAGGACTAGGAGTAGGTGAAGGACTAGGAGTTGGCGAAGCAGTTGGTTTCGGTGAAGCAGTTGGTGTTGGTGAAGGGGTTACTGTTTGATTTTGATATCCAACATTTACTGTAGTTCCAGACCAAATCATGTTTCCACCCTGATACTTAGGGTTAGATTCAAACTTTGGATTTAGCTCTAAAATTTCCGCAACTGTTGTATTGTTTCTTGCAGCAATAGATGAAAGAGTGTCACCAGGTTTAACAGTTACCTTAACTGGAACTTGAGTTGTTGTTGCTTGAGAAGCAGCATTAGCAGCTTGCATTTGAGAAATACGTGCTCGCTCTGCAGCGTCGGCTGCAGCATCATTTCGTACAGCAATTACTGAATCGTAAAAATCGTCATATGCTCCCATGTTTACCCCAGGAATCCGAAGTCTTTAAGAATACGTGAAGCAATAGAAGTCTTCTCCTCTTTTGCTGTTTGGGTATCGTCCCACTTGGCGCTACGTCGTCCAAGTTTCTTTGTGTCATACAAGTTCATTGTGGTGAAGTTGCCGTCTTTATCTTGCATGTTTATAGCTCTTTGTACATAATCATCATTAAGGTCAACTTGGTCAATATCCATTTCCCAAGTATCTGCAAGGGCTTTAAGCCATGGGTCTGCAGCTTCACGAAGAGTCTGACCTTGGTCAATAAATCTAGCCAAACCAGGAGCAAATGATTTTGCTCTAGCCTGTAGGTCGTTATCGACATCTTCTGGGTTAAGGGTTCCAGCAACTAGACCTTTCATGCTTGCCTCAAACCACTTATCAAAGCTTGCATTAGATGTTGTTTGTTGGAAACCATAATCACGAGCCATGCTATACAACTTGCCAGCCATAGTTTCTAGCTTTCCAGCTAGACCAGTGTAAACAACACGACCATCAATAGAGTTTGTCTTAACAAACTTGATTGAGTCAGCCATCAATTTGTTTAGATAGTCTTGGTCAAATCTAACAACTTTACCATCTTTGATGATGGCTTGCTTCATCATGTTGTTAGCGTATTCAATTGCTTCAGAAGCACTAATAGGTAAACCCATAGAAGCAAATTGTTTTACAATATTGCTTGCATTCTTTTGTAGGTCTGCAGCAAACTGACCTGGGTTGGTTGCTTTAGCAAAATCAAATTGGCGTTGAGTATCTGTCTGGTCACGATACCAAGATGTACCCTTGACAATAGCCTCTTGTAGCGCTGGGTCAGTAATCATTGGACCGCCATCAGCACCAAGAATTTTGTTAAGAGCAGCCAATAAACTTGGGTCGTTATTAATAACTGCAGCAGTAATACCATACATCTTTTGAAGCATAGCCATTGACAATTTATCGGCTGCCATGGGTACAGCAGTAGGCGAGTTCTGCGATAAACCAAGATTATCTGTAAAAGGATTTGGAGATGATGTAGGTGTTGGGGTCGGTGAAAAAGCTGGTGTTGGAGTTGGGGTTGGGGTTAAAGCAGAACCAGAACCAGGTATTGTTACCTTAGTTCCTGCAAATATTGTATTACCGTTATTGTATTTAGGGTTTGTTGTAAGTACAGGGTTGGCTTTAAGGATTGCAGAAACCGTAGTTCCATTTGCTTTAGCAATAGAGCTAAGTGTTTGACCAGACCTAACTGTTACTTTTGTATCAGCCATTACTCAACCACCGTTCCGATAGCATTAGGGTCCTTAAGAAGACTTTCAATAATCTTCAAGAAGTTCTTTGTTGCAAAAGATTCTGCGAAGTCGGGACGACTTCTAGCAAAGTTCTGTGCATAGATAGCTGGGTCGAAACCAGTTGTTTGAGTTGCCTTAGTTGTACTGGTTCCAAGAAGTCCACCTTTGCCTGGGGCAGTAGTGGTTGACCCTTCATAGATTGCTGGTTCCTTTTTGGCAGCAGCATTAACACCTTTAAGGTAGGCATCAATTTCTTCTTTGGTAGCAGTTCTACCAATCTCAGATTCAAATGTCTTAGTTAGATAATCTGCAGCATTAGATGGGCTGTACTGTGTTGTGGTTTCAGTACGGCTTTTAGTGGTTCCATACTTCTTTGTACTACCAGTTCCACCTGTATAGCTTGCTGGATTCCATACGTTGAGGTACATCTTTGGGTCGCCAGTTGCGCCAGACCCAGGAGTTCCTACCCAGTCAACAGCATCATCCCATACGGATTGCCATTTGTTTTGTGGAATACCAGCTTTCTTAAGAATTGCAATAAAGCTTTCGTAATATTTACGAACTTCGCTACCCTTTTTAGCTGTGGCTGCACTGTACTTAAACCAAGACTTAGCCTGGACATCATTGATACCAGCCTCTGGGTTAATACCAGGAAGTTTGATAGGAGCAATGTTTAATTTCTTTGCAGCTTCGGCATCTTTGACCGCTTGTTCGTAAGCAATCTTTGCTTCGTTATACTGCCTATCGCCTATCTTACCTTTTGGGTAATCCGAACGCTTTGGTTTCTTCACTTTGTCACCACGAATTCATTGTCTAGTTCTGGCATGTTGTTTAACCATCTTGTGGCAAATGCATCAAATTCATCAGATGCTGTCTGTAGGAAGTCATAATGGAACTGTGCAAACTGTTGCTTTAGCATTAGCTTTCTTTCATCGCTATTGTTTGGTCGGTCATACTCGTCCTTAAAGTTACGAGCCTTACCTGCCCAGAAAGCAATTTCTTCCCATTTGGTATTGCCAGTCGAGTACGCATACGTTCTCCAATCAAGATTCTTGGAGATAGTTTCAACCGCTGCAATGGTTCCATTCCAGTAGTCTTTACGTTCTTCGTCGCGTTGCTCTACCCAGCCCTTGTAGTCATTCTCAATGTCATCTACCATGTCGTCAAAGACACGTTTGATGCCAGAGTATTCGTACCTAGCTTCATAGGTTGAGGCAATTCCATACTGCTTCATCATGGCGTTGCGCCAATCAACAGCCTTCTGATACTCAGCCCAACCAACACGAGCCTGTGTTGACTTCTTTAGCTCGTCTTCGTTCTTCTTCTGAGTAATAGGGTTATTAAACCCTCCAGCAAACTTCATTCTTTTATAGATAGAAGCTACTTCTGTTGAGTAATCATTTGGTCCACTACCAGTACCTGCAATATCACCATAACCAGATGACAACATTCCAGCATACTTTGTATTGGTATTACCAAGTTCTTCTAGCAACTTAGTGCTATTACGAAGAACTTTAATATCATTCATTGTTGCAGCTACGCCTGCAACGTTCTTTTGGTTAGACCCAACAAGTGCTAGGGAATCCATTCCCCACTCTTCAATCATAACCTTCTGTGCGATGTCATAATCGCCGTTAGCCATCTCGACTAAGTCTGCATAATATGAAGTAGCAGCGCGAGTTACTGGGTCAAATGTTGCTGAGATAGGTGCGTTGAATTGAACAACAGACCTAATAAATGCCATGTTACCTGCTGCCTTAGCAGCTGATTCCATTGTAGGTGGTTGACCAACACGACCGTTTGCTACCCACTCAGAGAAACCTTTACGCCATTGGGCATAAACCTCATCAGTGAATCGCTCACTCTTCTCAAGTCCGATAAGCGAAAACGCTGTGCGGATTGGATATGGCAACTTACCTGAGTCAATCAATGACTGAAGGTAGGCTGGAACCATTGTGTTCTTTACCTTCTCGGCAAGATTCTTACCTTCTACTGGATAACCACCATATAGAATCGTAGATTCATAAACATCATCACCAAGTGTTTCACGTAGAGATGTTGCTACTTGCTCGCCATAAAGTTTCCATGGACCAACACCGAATCCGTTATCAATAATTTCAGATAATGTTGCTGTGCCAAACCAGGAGATAGATGGGTCTGCAACCATAAATTCCATTTGCTTGGGGTTGAATTTAATTCCACCACCACGAGCATCTGTATATGGCTTTAGCGCAGTCTTAACCCAGTTAGGTAACTTATCTCCATATGGAAGTGGGTACTTAACAGATACTGCCACTCCAGCTGGAACATCCTTGATTGAGGAATAAGTGTTTCCATCTTGGTCTTCATAAGCTTGGTAATTATCAAATGCTTGCTGGATGCTGTTGTACCAGTAGGCATTCATTGGGTTACGAGCCAAGAGCCGTAGTGCCACAGCCTGTGAATTAACAAAAGCTAGGGGGAAGCTAAAGGCATAACGTGCCGTATACATACCATTGGTAAGGCGACGTGAAGAATAAAGAGTTTCTTCGACTCGGCTTAGCGCCTTACGATAAGCAATCTGACGAATTTCGTTATTAACTACAGCTTCTGATACATCAATACCAGACCGTTGCGCTGCGCTAATCAGGGTCTTCATTTCGTCACGTACATAAGACAAGAACAGTGGGTTACGAACTAACCGTGTTTCAGCAAGTGAAAGAACTTTCCACGCTGCGTTGGTTGCTCCACCTACGCGAGCAAGAACTTGCTCAGCGCCAGTTAAGTCAGAAAGCTTAAGGCTTGGTCCATCAATTTCTTTAAGTAGGTCTGTTCTGCCATAAAGCATTGCATCTACTTCTTGATAGGTTACTGGACGTTCTGTGATAATCTTGCGTAGGTCAGGGTCTGGATACATCGCATAGAGTTTTTCTCTTGTCTGTCCTACCCATGCCTGCATATCATCGCCAAAGCGTTCTTCGATACGAAGTCTGTATTCTTTACCAGCTGGGCTATATAGCCATTCTACGATTTCAGCGTTGGACTTTTCGCCCCTCATCATCCATCCGACTGGTAACTCAAGTTCGTTGCGAACTTGGCGATTGGCAATATGCGCCAATGCGTTCATATATTCTTCGCGGTTCTTGCGAGGAATCTTTACAAAGCGAGCACCATCGGCGCTCAGTCTTCTTGAGATTTCTGATTGCATTGATGCTGAATAGAAGTTTGTAGCGGTATCAATCTCTGACATGTATGCGCTAGCACCACGAACATTGGGGTCAGCTAATCCTTGAAGTGTATATGTCTTGCCATCAACTTCAATAATCTCAGCATCTTGACCAAGAAGTTTCTTTTGTTTCAAATCTCCTTGAGTGTTGGCAAAATCTGCCCAGTCCTTACGTTCACGTTGAATAAGTTTTGCAGTGCCGTTAATATAATCAGCAAGGCGACTCATTTCATCGAATGAATTATCTACTTTGGTTTGTAGTTCTGTTACCTTGTCCTCAAGTTCATAATACTTATTCTGAACTTCGGCATCATTGCTCTTCATTGCTTTGGCTTTAGCCTTATCACGTGCTGCAATAAGTTTTGTCAATGACTTATCTAAGTCATCATATGCAGCTTCAGCTTTTGCATGTGCTGTAATCTTGGGTTCTAGGTCTGCTCGATACTTTTCTACACGGAACTGTGCAGATTTAGCTTGCTTACGAGCATTGGCAGCAGGACTACCTGGTATCCATTTCTTAGCAGTTTCTTTAAGAAGACCAGTGTTGTAGATAACATTATCTACACCAGGAATTGCATTCTTAACAAGCTCCATCGACTCAAGAGCCATACTTGCACGAGCAAATGGGTCTACCATTGAGTTTTTTGGTATGTATGCAAGACGAAGTAGGTTCAAGTTGCTGAAGACCATGTTGGCTAAGTCAAGGAACTGACCAACATTCATAGCAGTTCTAGACGCTACAGCGCCATAGAATTGACCTTGGGTAACCTTTGCACCCTTACCCGCAACGCGACGAGCGTTGAAGATAACTTCGGTTTCAAGTCTACGGAAGTCAAGCATTGGAAGATTCTGTGCTTCGTTTGATACAGACAAGAAGTTCTGTACGTTGATTCCGCCATTTTCGTCTGGAACAAAACCATTCTTAACGGCATACTCTTTAATGCTGTCACGACTTTGGTTCATGCGGATGTGCCAATTTTTAATCTGGTCAACAGCATCTTTGACATTAGCAATATCTTGCATGCCTGTAACGCCATAGTGTTTAGCAAGACGACCCATGACGCTTTCTTCAATGCGACCAAGTGCAATAGCACGTTGGGTATCGCTTTGTGCATCAAGGAACATCTCAACCATACGACGCTTGTATTGTGCGCCTTCTACTCCCTTAAGGAACTGAAGACGGTTTAAGTCAGACAATAAATCGTTGGCTGCTTCAAACTTACGTGGGTTGGAAATATTAATATACCCTTGTGGGCGACCTGAGCCAGTCCATGCAATAAGGCGTACTGCTCTGTCATAGACACCTGTTTGGTAAACCTGAGTTTTCCAACCACCATCGGCATCTTGACCAAACATCTTAAGGTCACCGTATAAAGCCTGTGACTGTATCTTCTTCTTGGCTAAGCCAATCTGCTCTAGCGCTGCGTAACGACCTGGGCGGTAGCTTTCGATAACACCCATCTGCGCCTTCTCCATGAAGTCATCTAAAGCGCGAGCAAAGTTAGGGTCTTCTACTTTAACAGCATCAATAATCTTTTGATATCTAGATGTAAGAGCTGGGTCTAGTGCATCTAATCCGATGCTAGCAAAGTTATCAATTGGTGCTGTAGCAGTAATTCCATAGTTATCAAGGTGGTCTGCTGCAAGCGGATTACGGTCAAAGAATCTTTGGAATGCAGCAGTATCGCCACGTTCTGCAAGCAAATAATCTGCTACATCTTGGTGGTTATCTAATCTAGATAGAATTGTTGCAGTTCTATAAGGGTTAGATGTTTCAGATACAAGTGGGTTTGATGCAAGCTTAGTTAAATCTGTTTCATTAACCGCATCATCTACAAGAACTGATAAACCAGTCTTAGTCTGTTGCTCTATAGGCAAAGCCTTCTGTGCAACAATCTCATCTAGTTCGCTTCTGAATACATCCATGTCGTCTGTAGTAGCAAGACGCTTTGGACCAACAACTTTCTTTGCAGTACCACGAACGGCAAAACCAGCACCC